TCTTTAAGGAGCAGGTCTCCACCGAAGCTACCAATGTGTTCACGAGGCCGGGCGTCTCCAGCATGGTAATTAAATTTGCCATAAGGAGATTCTAATGGCTACTCAAACACTTGCCGTCGCTGCTAACTATATCAACGACGAGATCGTGAAGGGTGTCGCGGAAGACATCATCACTGTAAACCCCCTATATTCTGTATTGCCTTTTTCCAGTTACACTGGTCAGGCTGAGATTGTGAACCGTGAACCGGGCAACATTGACGCCTTGGTTGCCACTGCTGCTGTAGATCAGGATTTGACAGTCGGNGCGGGTGCTACGTACAAAGCCGCCACCGCTGCTCCGGCACAGCAAACCTACTCTGCCACCAAGCTGATTGGTGATGTTGAGATGGACAAGCTGGTTCAGGCACAGTCTCAGTCTGCCGGTGTGGATCAGTTGTCTTTTGAGATTTCCTCGAAAGCCAAGTCTATTGCCCGCAACTTCCAGATTGGTATGGCCACCGGTTCGGGTACCGCCCCTGCAATGAACAGCCTGCATTCACTGGTTGACGCCGCGCAGTACACCACTGCTTCTGCTGGTCAGGCCGTCTCGTTTGCCCTGTTGGATGAACTGATGGACTTGGTTGTTGCCAAGGACGGCGAAGTGGACTTCATTATGATGGCTCCTCGCACCTTCCGTTCATACAAGGCTCTGCTCCGTAGCTTGGGTGGTACCACTGCTGATTGGGCTGTTACCCTGCCTGATGGCCGCACCACCATTGGTTACGAGAATGTTCCTGTATTCAAGAACGGCCATCTGTCCGTAACCGAGACTGCCAATGGCGCAGCACTCACCNCCGGTGCGCTCACTTCCGNGTGGGCTGGTTGCTTTGATGACGGCTCCAAGAAGCTGGGCATCTCTGGTATCTATCCAGAAGGCACCTCGGCTGGTATTCAGGTTGAGCAGGTTGGCCCGCAAGAAGGCCGTGACGCAGAAATCTGGCGTGTGAAGCAGTACACGAACTTCGTGAACTTCAACCGTCGTGGTCTGGCACGGTTGCCTTCGATCAACAACTAAGAGATGGGGGCGAAAGCCCCCTCTTTCTTCCTGCTTATGTAGGAAGTGGATTGAAACAAAAACAGGAGACAAGAATGGCAGCAGCACCGAAGACGATCAAAGTAAAAGCAAACTATCCTTTCTGCGATGTAGCAGAGGGCAAGGTTCAAATCCTATGGGGCGTGGAGTTCATCCATGAGACCCGTGAGCAGGACGGCGAAGTGTTCCACTTTCTGACTGCTGACTTGGATGCGGAAGTAGCCAAGGAGATGAATGCTAGCGGTCGTGTGAGCAAGTTCGCATAACGCCTTATGCCTCTGATAGCATCATCGTTCGTAACGGACGCAACATTACAGGAGTTCATGCCAGACGTTTTAACGTATGGTGTGGCAACCTTTGATCCGCAATCGTTACGGGCATCTGATGACATATACAACCGTCTGGTCGCCGAGTGGTGGCCAGACGCTGTATCTCGGAGGTACGGGTTACTACTGAATTCATTTGATGTGCAGTCGAATCTGATCCCACAGTTAGACCCAGCGTTTCTGGACACTGTGGCGTTGGAAGCGGTTACATCGTACAGGGCAATCAGCCACTACATCATGCCTCTATTGTCGAGTGACAATGATGCCAACGGTGACATGTTCACCCGCAGGGCGGCACGATACCACGACTTCTATTTGGAGGAGTGGCAGAAGCTGGTTCTATTACCTTTGTATGATTTCAATCAGGACACACAATTCACGAACATCGAACGGCGTGGGCCTACGATGAAGAAGTTACTTCGTGCGTGAAGCGATTATGGTACAGCTTGAGACTGTGCTTAATTCTGCGGCAACGGTGACTACGGTGTTTCGGCAGTTCAGACAGTTGGACACCATATCTCGTCAGCAGTATCCGTGTGTGATGATTGAAGAGGATTTACCAGAGGTTGGGTTTGGTTGGAAGAGCAGCGGCTATGCTGATGTCTCTTTCCAAGTAAACCTTTTGATGGCAGTTGTGGACAATACCTCAGTAGCCACAGCGGTAACTGCCTTGGATGTTGAGGTGAAGAAGGTGTTGGCGAACAACCCTACTTTGAATGGAACATGTTTGCGGTGTGTTATTCAACCGGAGACGGAACGACTTGGTACGCAGTACACCCCGTACGGGATGTCACGCAGGCCAGTGACAATAACTTACGAAGGGAGTGCAGCGAATGGCTATTGATAAGACTAAACCAGCACCAAAGAAGGAAGCCCCCGCAGTGGCTAAGGCGAAGAAGCCTGATCCGAAGGCACACAAAGTTCCAATCGGAACGCCAGTAAACCAGACATCTAACTAAGAGGAGTACATCAGATGGCAGCAGTAACAATTTTTGATCGTGGCGTATGGGCAGCAGCCTATGATACCACAGTAGGCACCCGCGCCTTTTCCACCGTGGCAGCGGGCACCACCATTGCACAGGTAGATGCTTTGGCTAATGTTTCAGCGGTTAAGGTTCATTCTCTCAAGATTGCACCAAGCAACACTGTGATTCAGCGACCTATCGTTAAGGGTTCTATGGGACCATCTAACCATTTGATTGGTAAAAGCACCGCACAGGTAGACATTGTGTTTGAGTTGAAGAGTGCAGGTTCAGCAGCCTTCACTGCGGGCACGGCTCCAGAGTATGCGTCTATCCTTGCCGCTTGCGGAGTGTCAGTAACACCTACTGCAACTACCAACATCGTAATTGCACCTGACAGCACTGTTAATACCTTGAAAAATAAGGTGGACATCTGTGNGTTCCATGATGGCATGTGGTGGCAAGTACAATCGTGTGCAGGCACTGCAACGATTGATTTCACTATTGGCAATATCATTCTGGTTACTTGCACATTGCAGGGTGCCTACGTTGATCCTATTGCATTGACCACCTACACCAACTCTGAACTGTTGGCTGTGCCGTATGATCCGGGTTCTGGTATTGTGGCAAACACCACCACTAGCGTATTGAGTGATGGCACCACTGTTAAGGCAGCAGCCACAGGGTTTGATTTGGGTAACTCGGTGCAAGAGCATTATGTCACTGGCGACCATCAGTTCTCCGTAGCCGACCGCGCACCGAAGTTGACCTTCACCAAAGACTCCATTGGTACTGCTACTGAGTGGGCAAACCTCACATCTGCTNCATCAGCCAGCATCACGGGCACTTACAAGGCAGCAGCGGCTACCACAGCAGGCACTGGTGACATCCTTACCTTGACTGCACCGGCTGCTGTTCGCGACTCTGTTGCTTACAACGAACGTGCAGAGCGTGACATCCTTGATGTTGCTTACTCTTTGTACGAGACTACAGCCAAGAACGATCAGTTCGCTCTAACCTTCACTTAATAAGGAGACACATTAACAGTGAAATTTCTATCCACCGCAGAAGAGGAATTACTTGACAAGAAGCTAAAGCTAAAGGTCAAGGTTCCTGCCCCCACCAACGCTGTTCGTTTTGCCCTGTACGATTTGGGGCGAGACGAATCGTTGGAAGGGCGTATCAGGATGTCGGAGTACATCTATGACCATTGTGTTAGCAGCGTTCATGTTGGCACTAGGGAGATCACACCAGACCTTATGAAGCAAGCAGACCTTGCTGATGAGAAGACAGCAGAGGTTTATTTCCGCTGTGTTGACATGGTAGTGAATCATCANCTTAGTGTTGACGAGGANGCCGAAAAAAAGTCCGTCTAGCCGCACAAGCGTGGGCATCTGGTAAGACATGTACCAAGTGCCCACGCTCAAATATGGGGGTTATGCCTGACGGCGGGTGTAACGAAACAGAAGAATGGATATCAGGGGTGGTGAGCGATCACTGCCCCGTGATGGATGTACAAGAACATCAGCTTCTGTTTGACGCTTATATTTGGGCACGGCGCGGAGTATTCCCTTCGGGGGATGGTGGCTGGCTTAATCAGCCTGCTAGACTGTTGCGAAGCATTGGGATTATTTGGGAAGTTGACATGGAAGAGGAGGCGAGGCGTATTCGCGCAAGCACGCCGCAACAGTCCTAGTAAGGAGCGACAATGCCCAACAACAGCGGAGACATAGAGTTTAAGATTGGGGGCGATGCCTCCCCCTTAATCAATGAANTGAAACGGGCATTGGATGCTATGAAGGCATCTGCTGCAAGCAACCCTATCTCTCCGCTGGGTGATCCAGCAGAGATAAAGAAGCTGGAAGACCGTATTCAGTCGTTGACTTCCTCTNCGGATAAGTACCAGAACAACTCCCGTAAGTATTCAGCCGATGCTGTACATAACATACAGGCACAGACACAGGCTTATGATCGTCTAGCTGCCAGTGCNGCNAAAGCAAGCAACGTATCCAGCAATGTTTCAGTTAAACCTGCAAAGACAACCAGCCAATTCTTTGGTGACTTTGGTGGGGCTGGTGGCGCGAACATCACTGCCCTTCAGCAGCATGCCACGGCGGTTGCTGATGCTGCAACCGCAGAAGCCATTGCTGTTGATAAGGCGGCATCCATTGAGGTGCAAGCATACAAGGCAGTTGCTGAGGCTCGTCGCAAGAGTCAGGTATTTACTGACAACAGCACCGCAACGAACAAGTCCAAGGTGGCTGTTCAGGATGTTAAGAACGCTGAGGCATATTCACGTGCCTTAGAGCATGTTGCCGCTGCTGAGAGTCGAGCAGCTTCTGCGGCGAGTAATAGTTCAGCAAGGGCTAGTGCCTCCAAGATTGTTGCACAGGCAAAAGCCACCGAGGAACGTACAGCAGCAATCAATGCAGGGGCANATGCCCTTGCTCGGTATAAGAAGTTTCAAGATGCAGCTAACTCTAAGGCACTAGGCCAAGCCGCAGTTAAGGCTGCGGCAGGGATAAAGAAAGAAACTGTGGCGGCAGATGCCAGCAGTAAGGCACTGGGNCGGCTTAGTAAAGCCAAGCACATGAACGCCGAAGCCACTCGTCAGATGACAGTGTTCGACGAGAAGGCAGTTGCCCAGCTCAACAAGTTCTCCCGTGTGGTTGCTGTGGTACAAGGCCCACTTGGCCCTGTTGCTGGCCGTATTACGGCTATGGCGTCTGCCATACGCACGATGGGCATGGGCGCACTGGCTACTGGTCTGTCTATTGCGGGCTTAGGTGCCNCTCTACGCAGGGCAATCCCTGCGGCCATTGATTTACAGCGCACACAGAGTGTTCTAGCGGCTGCCACAATGGATGCTGGCAAGTCTCTGTCCTTCGTTATCGACGAGTCTAGGCGNACTGGTCAGGCATACGCCACACTGGCACGGTCGTATGCACAGTTGTCTGCTGCTGCTAAAGGCACCTCATTAGCAGGTAAGGATGTAGACAAGGTATTCAAGGCAGTGAATACGGCGGCCTTGGCATTGAGACTTGGGCCTGAACAGACGGCTGGCGCATTGAAGGCGATGGAGCAGATGGTATCCAAAGGTACGGTTTCTATGGAAGAGTTGCGTCAGCAACTTGGAGAGAGACTNCCGGGTGCCTTCCGTATGGCGTCTGATGCGATGGGCATGACCACGATAGAGATGAACAAGGCGGTTGCCTCTGGCAATATCCTCGCTACTGATCTGTTGCCTAAGTTAGCAGACGAGATACAG